GCACCAGGACCTGATTCAGCTTGAGCCTGTTTAAGATCACGATCGGCAACAATAGTATCGCCTATAGCTTGACCACTTTCAAATCCACCTGCAAAGGCTGTTGCTAAGTTTGCCATATGTTATCCTTCACTTGTTTCATCATTAAACACTTCAACTGGTTTTGAATCAGCTACGTATTCTGGTTTATTCTTATCGGTACTATAACCATCTAGTGCTTGCTTTTCAGCATCTGCTGCTACTGTAACTTGTGAACCAATACCAGTTAATGGAGGCTCACCAGTTATGTAACTGTGTAATTCTTGTATTTTTTGTTTACGAGCTTGAAAGTAATTGAGAGGTGAACTAGAAGAGCTAGTACCACCTGTACTTGAACCACCAGATGAGTTACCAAACAGTTTCATTAACTGACTAATACCTTGTTGTCCTTGACTAGGTCCGATAGATCCAGTATCGTATGCACCATACGCTGAGCTACCCAACTGACCTTTACCAGCACCTGACATTAAACTACCAAGAATACCTTGACCAGTACGTGCTTGTGAGTTACCACTAAAGTAATCAACACCTTCTTGACCTATAGCACCCCCAGCAGCCGCACCACCAGGGCCTCCCATAACTCCACCAATAGCTCCAGTAATATATGGTATCATTGGAACTAAACCAGTAGTAGCAAAGTTTTCCATACTGTGCCACGGGTTATTCATAAACCCTTTAAACGATGCTCCGGGGTCGCTCCAGAAACTCATAATTAGTCCTTAGTTAGCACCATAAAGATCAGTCTGTGCAAATGGGTTACTTAAAGAATTTGAATCATAGGGACTCTGCATACCTCCGCCGCCTCCACCAAAACCACTAAATAACCCAGCAGCACTAGCACCACCAAGCGCCATACCAACTAAGCCAAGACCTGATTGTGCATTCTGATTCTGTGCGTTGTAAGCCATCTGAGCACTCTGTGTTTGTGCTTGAGCACCACCAGCAGGAGTCTGTGAAGTAGCACCAGACAAAGAACCAAGGTTACCAAGCATCTGTTGATAGTAAGCACCAAATGTATTCTGTCCCATACTTTGAAGAGCATTAGCTTGAGCACCTGATTGGAGTGTTCCACTAGCTGCACCAGCAGCTTGCTGTGCATTCTGACCTTGTTGCAACTGCTGTTGATAGCCTGGTGAGCTCATAGCAGATGATGGGTTATTCATAAAACCCAACAGCTGATTAGCAGCCGCTGTACGACCGCCAATTGCACCGTACGGATCTGTTTGACTTTGTGGTAATGGTGCTGGAGAAGCAGTACTAGAACTACCACCACCAAAGATTGTTTGGACTATGCCACCCATATTAATTCCTTTTTATATATATTTACTGAAGAGTTTTTCTACGAACTGATATCCAAGGTATTCAAATAACTTTGAGTTATCTATATGTACCTTAGTAGTACCTAGCATTTTATTTACACCAATAGACTTCATATGTTGTTCAGCAAACTGAAACATACGAATACCAGTCCGTCCTTTTCTGTATTCCTTACGAAGGAAGTATATATCTTCGTAGGCTGTGACGCATGATTTTACATGTAAGTGTTTACTAACAATGTAGAACATGTAACCAATAAGCTTATCTGCTTTACGACAAGTAATAACATGTAACATACCAGCTTGTTCAAGAGCAAAGTACTGAGTCCAGTCTGGGTCTAGTTCATAACCACCACTAACCTCTTGCTCTATTTCTTTATAGTGCTCAGGGTATATAACCCGCAGCTCTGGAAGAACGTCAGAGTATTGCTCGACTTGATACGTTACCATCTATCTTACCCTTGCTGTGCTGGTTGTCCTACATTCTCTAACTCGCCAACATCAAAGTCACACTCAGCAGCTTCAAGTCGGATTGGTTGATTGTCAGTACATAAGAACTCCCAAGCCCTTCGTCGGTCTGCACCAACTTGGTATATCTGAGGACGTCCATTATTTAAGTTTACTTGTCTGTAGCTTGACCATGTTTTATAATCATCGCCAGTATGTCTTATATTCATTGTAGCCGGAATCTTATCACCTACAATCTCAATGCGATGATAAAACTTACGCTTAGTAGTTCCACTATCCATGATAGGGGTTACTGTTCTGTAGTAGATTGGAGCACCATTATCATTGTAATATGTGTCAGACATTGTGTACAGCGTACCATTGTCATCATCTAGCAAGAAGTATGTCTCACCAACACCAGCAAAGTAACTAGGTCGGAAATATTGTTCTGCATATATGCCGTTAACGCCGGAATCACTATCACCAACAGCCCACATAGTCCACTGATACCATTGCTTTTCATTAAGATCATATACCAATGTTTGATTAAGATCGGCTAATGTGAGGATATAAAAGGTATGACCATTGATACGTAATGGATAGGCAATCACATCTGTAAGCGTACTGGTGTTAAGTATGCGATCAATAAATGGTGTTGATATCTTTGACGGTGATACACCCATGATAGAGTATACCGAAGGTCCCTGCTCTTTAGCAGTACCAATCCAGACTGTTGTTTGTTCAAACGAACAGATAGAATCTCCGTTAGCACATCCTAATTCAATATGATACGGGGTTGCAACTGCAAGGGGAGAGCCTGGATATGAACCAGCATCATAATAGAAGTCTGTTGACCACTGACCAAAAGCTAATACATAGTTAAGATGTTTAACAATCCCAACTAACCCATCGGGTTCTGCTTCTGCTGTAATAAAATTAAGGGCATTCCATACTGTAGGGTTATTAGGATCAGATGTATATATCTCACCATTAGTACCACCAATGACAGTATAAGTATCTAGATAAATAGCACCTGTTGCATAAGGACCTGCAGGGAATCCGTTTAACAAAGCTGATGCAGTTGCATTAACACCTGGACCACCATCAGTAATAGTGACCACTAACGTATCACTGGAAGTATAACCACTACCAGTATTAGTAATTGTAATACCAGTAACTACACCACCAGTAAACTGTACAGTTCCAGTAGCTGTTGTTCCACCACCACTAGGTGCTGAAAAGGAAACAGCAGGGGCAGTGTATCCACTACCACCTGTAATAATCGTTACAACGGTAATACCATCATCAACGACCTTAGCAAAGACGCCTGTAGCTGGATTGTATGTGTAACCATTTACTTGATTCTGTACAAACAAGTATGTGTTGTTAAGTGTGCTATTAAAATAACACTGTTGTACTATACCACCTATAGTACCAGTCATAGTACCAATAGTAGTTACAGCATAAGTTGTAGGATTAATCTTATACAGTACATTATTTACAACCGCAAATAACGAACCATTAAAGTTATATAAACCCTGTCCTTGTGCATTAGCAAGTGTTGCACCAGTATTTAAAATACCAGGTCGTTTAATAAACTCTCGCTTCTGTCCTACTGTCTCAAAGTAACCATTGACACACTTAGAATCCTTTGCCAAGGTACCATCACGAGTCTCTATTGGTTGTGCTAAAGGTAGTCTTGCAATTGGCATAGTATCCTATTATGGTATGTTGTTAGAAGATGGTCTACCCATTCTCATGTCAGGTTGGAAGAATGTAGAGTACGACTCAACATCCCATCCTTCTAATTCTTCTTTGTACATTTTAGCACGCACAGCAATCTCTTGACGATGATTACCTGGCACACTATATTCAATAGCTAGTTGGTCAGCAAGGTTCCATACCAATACATTCATCCACTCAGTGGGAAAGTCTGGAATAGCTTGTGCTGTATTAATGTCAGCCATTGGTTGTTGGCAAACAAAGTGTAGTTCAAATGTAGCAGCTGCATTACTGTCAGGTGTTACATACAAATACATGTTACCAGTATTTTGTCTTACTTCATAAAACAAACTGTTAGGAGTTCCAGTACTGAACTTAGAGCCTAACATGTTGTATTCTTGTTTACTTAATAACTGTATCTGCACATCATCAATAGCTGGACTAACAGTGTTGTTACGTAACCAACCCTGAATAACTTTAAGAGGTTTGTCAGTATTAAGATCTACAGCACCTGTACTAGATGGACCAATAACATACTCAGTCTGTCCAGCAACAAGTGGTAATATTAATTCGTTAGTCTTCCATATCTTTAAACCAGATGTTGCCATCTGTTTAATAAATAAGTTAAGAGCTAGTGATGCATTAGCTACTGTAGCTGCATCAGGAGTGTCGCCAAGTTCCAATACACCAAGCTTGCGTAATGCTAACTGGATAATCTGATCACGGCTTACTGTAAAGGTTGTAGACATCTAGCCTCCAAATAATAGTTTAATTGCACGATCAAGTCCAAAGGACTGGGTTACTACTACAGCAAGAGCTCCAATGGCAATATACTTAATCTGTGCTAGATTCTTTTCTATACTTGCCATGGCTTTTGACAGATCAGTAGCAGACTTGCGAAGCTCTTTAATATCATCTTCATGGTTGTCTGTTTTAATCTCCAGACGTACTACTCTATTTTCTAGAGCTTCATTAATCATATCATCCTACCAATGCTTTTACTTCATCA